CATCTCCGAGCACCGCCTGCAGACGCTGGTGATGCAGCACATCGAATTGCACGGCGGGCTCTACTACGCCTTTGCTATTCCCAATGCGGCCCGCCGCAACCCCTTGCTGGCCTCCAGGATGAAGGCCGAGGGCCTGCGCGCCGGCGTCTCCGACATCTGTGTGATGCTGCCGAAAGGCCAGTGCGGCTGGCTCGAGCTCAAGGCCGGCACCAAGGGGCGCCAGAGCGACGCGCAGAAGGGCTTCGAGGCGATCTGCAAGCGGCTCGGTCACAGGTACGAGCTCGCGCGCAGCCTCGACGAGGCGATCGCCATTCTCAAAACATGGGGGGCACTGCGATGAGTAAGAAGCACGAAAAGTCCATCAGGCGCATGACCAGCCTGCTGCGCCGGATCATGGAGGTGACGGACGACAAGCACCCGATCACCGTCTGCGCGGTGTGCTGCGCCGTCATTGCCATTATGCACAGGCGCATGGACGACGACGACGCGGCGGCCGTGCGCCCCCTCGTCGAGCAGTGCCTCAGATCACTCATGGAGGACCCGGCACAGACCGGCAAACGGGTTCATTGATGGACAACCCCTTTGAGGCGCTCGCCGAGCAACTGACCTCTCCTGCCAAGGCGAAGATCCGCGCGGCCGAGAAGCGCGCGGCCATGAAGCCAACCGCACAGGAGCAGGAGAGCATCAACAAGCGGCGCCAATTCCGCATGTACCGGCGCTGGAAGCGCGGACAGATCAAGGAGTTCAAGGAGCGGAACCCACAAATTTTTGCTGAACTGCGATTTGTGCTGCGCCGCCTGACGCTGGATAACGCCGAGTTCCTACTGCAATTCTCCCGCTTCCACTCAAACCAAATCAGGAGCCACACTGATCGGGCGATCGCGCTCGGCATCATGGGAACGGCTATTGCTAGGCTGCGTATCCGCAACGGCCTGCCGCCGTTCGACGATAGCCTGCCCAGCGAGGAGCCGACCGTGTTCGAGTTGATCCGTGACGAGCTGGATTGCTTCTCTGTTCCGAAGGACAAGTCATGGGATTGATCGCCGAGACCCTCAACGCCTACGCCAAGACGCAGACCATTACCTTCAAGCACGACCGCAAGCAGACCGTGGGGGCGTCCGAGGTGGGGCAGTGCGCGCGCAAGATTTACTGGCTCAAGAATGAGGATGACCCCGAACACGCTGTACCGCGCGACCCCGAGTACCGCGACACGTGGGGTGCCCGCATGCGCGGCACGGTGTACGAGACCTGCTTCTGGGAGCCGGCAATGCGGGCAAGGTTCGGCAAGCAACTGCTATTTGCTGGCAAAGATCAGCGCACGTTTCACAAAGGATTTCTCACCGCAACCCCAGACGGCATGCTGGTTAATCTAACCGATGACCAACAGCGCGAAATCGGCGTCGAGACGAGGTGCGTCCTGGTCGAGTGCAAGACCGCTGACCCGCGCACCAACCTGAACGAGGCCAAAGCCGAGAATGTCTACCAGGCGCAGGTGCAGATGGGGCTGGTCCGCGAGACCACCGAGCACAAGCCGACCCACGCCATCATCAGTTACACTGATGCCTCGTTTTGGAGCGACGTCAAAGAGTTCATCGTCGCGTTTGATCCCGCCATCTATCAGGCCGCGTACGAGCGCGCCCGGCTGGTGATGACCGCCACCGATCCCTCCGAGACCCAGCCGGAGGGCTGGATCGCAGGTGGCAAGGAGTGCAACTACTGCCCGTTCACCAAGCCATGCGGCATCGAGCGCACCAATTTGCCGTTCCAGCCACAGCCGGTCGACCCGCAATTTGTCGCCGAAATGACCGACCTCGCGCGTGAATACAAGGTACTGCAATGCAGTCGCGACGATGACGAGGCCGCAGTGCGCGGCACAATGGAGAAAATCAAGGCGCGGCTGCGCGAGAAAGGCGTGCGGGAAATACCCGGTATTTTAACGTGGTCGAAGGTTAATGGTCGGATTGGTTACGATAATAACGCAGTCATTGAGGCCGCCAAGGAAGCCGGCATTGACGTCGGGCAATTTATCAAACAAGGTGCCGCCACGGACCGCCTGACGGTCCACGTCGGGGCCTTTCCCCCGATCCCAGTATGACACCCGTCGTACTGACCAGAGAAAAGGAAACAGGAAATGTCAAACGAGATCACACCGGCCGGCAACGGCAGCACTGCGCTGGCCAAGCCCTCCGACAATCCCTTCACCGACCACGCCGACGCCACGCTGACGGCCAATATCGTCGGCAAGTTACTTAAGTTTACCAAGGGCGACTGGTCGTACGGGAAGGACAACGAGGAAGTAAAGCCGGGCACCAAATTCATCGCCAACATGGATGAATTATTGACCGGCTGGATCCGCTGGGAAGACAATCGCCCGACCGATCATGTCATGGGGCTGGTTTCGAAGGGCTACCAGGTCCCGCGCCGCAACACGCTGGGCGACACCGATCAGGACGCCTGGGAAATCGACCAGAACGGGAAGCCGCGCGATCCGTGGCAATTGTCGTATTACCTGCTGATGAAGTCGGTCGACCTCGGCGACGAGGAAGGCGACGACCTCTACACGTTCACGGCGTCGTCGAAGGGCGGGCGCGACGCGATCGCGCTGCTGTGCAAGAAGTACGGCGCCTTGTACCGGCAGAAGCCCGACGAGTACCCGATCATTGCAATCGGGACCGACAGCTACCAGCACCCCAATCCCCAGTACGGGCGCATCAAGACACCGGAACTCAATCTGGTCGGGTGGGCGCCCAAGGCGGTGTTTGCCGGCGAGGACGCCACGGCGCGCCTCGAGGCCGAGGCCAAGCCCGCCAAGGCCGCTAAGGCTAGTGGCGCCAAGGCCGCGGCACGCTTCTAGCGGCAGGCCCCTTCGGGGGCCCTATCCTAAATAATTCCGGCGCGCAGCTTGTAACTGCGCGCCGGGTCAGGCCACCGTCACTGATCCGTTCATCAGCGAGGCGTTATGGCAGATAACAATACCGCCACAGCGGCGGCAATAGACTTTGTCCGATTATTGTTCCGTGACACGGAACACCCGGTCTACTTCTCTAGTCTCGCCAACGACCGTGCCGAGCCCGGCCAGCCCGGCGAGCGCAATGTTTGCACGCGCGATCCCGACAATGTGGCGCGCTTTGTCGAGAAGTGGGACCGGCGCGGGCGCGGGCTGTTTTATTGCGTCGCCACGATCGAGGGCGGGACGCGCAACAAGGACGCCGCACGCGAGATCGCGTTCCTGTGGGCCGATATCGACTACAAGGGCGTCGATGCCGCGCAGGATGTCTCTGAGGGCCTGGCGCGGCTGCGCTTTCCGCCGAGTCTGATCGTGTCCTCAGGGCACGGGGCGCACCTCTACTACCTGCTCAAGGAGCCCCTCGACGGGCAGGCCGACCAGCGGCGCGTCGAAGCCGCGCTGCGACAGCTCGCCGACATGGTGGCGGGCGACCTGCAGGTCTGCGAGGTGGCGCGGCTGATGCGCCTCCCCGGCACGCACAACACCAAGGGCGGGGAGTGGATACCCGTGGCCGCGGTGACGACCCGGGACGAGCCCTACCGCTACACGATCGAGGAACTCGAGGACTGGCTCGCCGAGGCCGCTCCCGTGCTGCGGCGCAAGGCAGGGGGAGGCAGAAAAGACCCAAATTCTGCCGCCTCCAACGACAACCCCTGGCTCAAGGCGGCGGCCGACCTCGGCTACAAGCCGCGCGTCGACGTCGCGGCCCGCCTCGAAGGCATGACCTACGGGGGCGCCGGGGAGGCCGGCATTCACGCAACTCAGCTGTCGGTGTCCGCGTCGCTGCTCAACGCCGGCCAGGACACCGAGGAGGTCGTGGCGCTGCTCCTGGAGGCGACTGCGCGCGCTGCGGGGGACCTCGGGAGCCGCTGGAACTGGCGCAAGGAAGAAGCAGTGCTGCGCCGGATGTGCGTGACGTGGCTGGAGAAACACCCGCCAAATCCTAAGACAAAGCCAGAACCTGAGCCTGCCGCGAGGGCATCTATGGGGCAGGACGCGAACCCGGACGACGACATCGGGGAGGCCGCGGAGGGCCTGAACGACTACAACGAGGCCCCCAAGAGCGAGAACGTCGTCGACCTGGGGGCGGTACGCAAAGCGAAGCAGCGCAAGGGCAAAGCGCCGGACCAGCATATCGTCATCGCAGAGGCTTTCTTGGCCGTGCTAGAGCTCAATGGCGATGCGATCTTGTTTACCGACAAGGGCGGACATCGCTACACCGACCGCCTGTGGCGGCTCGAGACCGACGCCGCCATGGCGGCGTGGCTCAATGTCGAATTGGAGCGCACTGCACGCGCGCTTGGGATTACCACGACGACGCGCCTGATCGCCGAGGCGCGCAACTACATCATCCGCAATCCAGAGCTACGTCGCGAGGACATCCCGTGGGACAGGCACGGGCAGGTCCCAACCCTGTCCGGGTTGGTCCATCCGGTCACCGGGACCGTCACGCCG